TTGTAGTCGAGCCCGACTGGGTGCAAGTAGCAGAGGCAATCAAACTCGAGGCCGCCATGGCCTCGATCGCTCGCGCAATGCGCGGGAACCCGTGACAAAACGTCACAGGTAGGAGACGATATGGATCCGAAAACCGAAATTATGACTGCGTGGGCCGAGTACAAGGCCCGCAACGACGAGGCGATTGCCCAGGTGGCCAAGTACGGCCAGGCCCAGGGCGAACTCCTCGAAAGCCTGGCCAAACTGGACAGCCGACTGGACTCCCTCGAGGCCAAAGGCAACCGACCCGCCACCCCGGACGTCCCACAGACCGAGACTACGCTGTGGTCGGTGCTACGCAAAGCCAATCCCACCCCTGAGGAACTCAAGACCCTCCAGGTGGGTGACGGCCCCAGCGGTGGTTACCTGGCCCCGACTCAGTTCGTGGCCGAGTTGATCAAGAACGTGGTGGAGTTCTCGCCGGTGCGCACCGTGGCCCGGGTGATCTCGACCAGCAACAAGAGCGTGCAGATCCCCCGGCAGTCCGCCGAGTTTGCCGCGGGCTGGGTCAGCGAGCTGGGCACCCGCTCCGAGTCGACCGGTCTGACGTTCGCCCTCGAGGAGATCCCCACCAACGAGATGTACGCTCGCATCGATCTCTCCAACGAGATGCTCGAGGATGCTGCGTTCAACCTCGAGGCTGAGCTCCAGATGATGTTTGCCGAGCAGTTCGGCAAAACCGAGGGCACTGCGTTTATCTCGGGTGACGCTGTCGGCAAACCCGAGGGCCTGCTCACCAACGGCTCGGTCTCGTACACCGCCAGCGGTGACTCTGACGAGGTGACCGCCGATGGTCTGATCTCGTTGCGGTTCGCGGTAAAAGAGCCCTACGCTGCCAACGGCACCTGGATGTTCAACCGCACCACCCTGGCCAAAATCCGCAAACTCAAAGAGGCTGGCAGCTCGGGTCAGTACCTGCTGTCGCCTGGGTTTGGTGACACCCCGGCCACCATCCTGGGCCGTCCCTACGCCCTGGCCACCGATATGCCCGACGAGGGAGCCAATACGTTCCCCGTGCTGTTTGGTGATTTCCGCCGAGCCTACTACATCGTGGATCGCGTGGGCCTGACCGTGCTGCGCGACCCCTACTCGAGCGCCGCCAGCGGCGCTGTACGCATCCTGGCCCGCCGCCGTGTGGGTGGTCAGGTCGTACTGGCCGAGGCCGTCCGCAAACTCAAGTGCGCCACCTCCTAGGAGTAAATGATGAAATACAACGCGACTGACGCAGTTGCGGCGGTGAGCCACGTGCTGCCGCTGCTCCGCACCGCCACCGTTACCCCATCCAACGGGGTCGACCTCCAGGGTTACGAGGGGGCCATGGTGGTAATCCACGCTGGCACGGTGACCGATGGCACCTACACCGCCGAGGTACAGGAGTCCGACTCGGTCTCGGCTGACTTTACCGCCGTGGCCGACGCTGACCTGGACGGTACCGAGCCCGCCATCACCACCAGTAACGACGACGGGGTGCACGTGATTGGCTACAAGGGCAGTAAACGCTACATCCGCGTCAAGCTGACTGCCTCTGGCTCGCCCTCGACCGGTGGCACCATTGGCGTCACCGTACTCAAGACCAACCCACGCCACGCCTAATCATGCTGAAACTCGTCACTGCACCAGCTGCTGAGCCTCTGAGTGTTGCCGAGACGCAGGACTATCTGCGCATCGACCCGACCAACGACCAGACGCTGATTGCCTCGCTGATCACCGCCTCGAGGCGAGCCCTCGAGGAGTACACCTCGCGCAGCCTCATCAACACCACCTGGGACTACGCAGTGGAGGCGCGCCAGCTGGTGGGGACGAGTCTCAGGCTGCCCCGGGCCCCGCTGGCCTCGATCACCTCTGCCACCTACTACGCCGACGACGGCACCGCTGCCACGTTCTCTGCCACCTCCTACTACGCCGACACCTACAGCACGCCGGGCCGGTTGGTGCTCCTCGATGGGGCCAGCTGGCCCAGTGCGCTGCGCGAGCGGGTCTCCCTGGTCGTGCGGTTTGTGGCTGGCTATGGCTCGACTGCCTCGAGTGTGCCCGAGGAGATACGGATGGCCCTGCTGATGCTGTGCGGACTGATGTACGAGGAGCGGTTGGGCTCACCGGCTGAGGTCAAGTACAACAGCATGGTTATCGGCAAACGGTTCCCCGGCCAGGTTACCTCTCTACTCGAGCCCTACAGGATTTACTCACTGTGAACCCAGGACAGCTCCGCCACCAGGTCACTATCGAGACCCTCAGCCGCAAACTGGACGCCGCAGGGGGCAGCCCCGACGGGTGGGCCGCAGTAGCCACGGTCTGGGCCCGGATTGAGCCAAAGTCTGCAACCGAGCGCGATCACGGCCAACTCCTCGAGGCTGCTATCTCCCACCAGGTCACCATCCGGTACCTGGGCGCGGTCTCGCCTCGAGAGCGGCTGCGGTTTGGCTCGCGGGTGTTCCGGATCCACGGGGTGCGGACTCCTGCGGAGATCAGGCACATCCTGATCCTCGACTGCGAGGAGGTGGCAGGCGATGGCCAGTGACAGACAACCGCTGACCGTCCAGGTGGTTGGTGGCGCGGAGCTCGAGGCCGCACTGCGCAGGCTGCTGGCCGAGGTGCCGCAGTTGGCCAACAACCTGCTGGACGACGCAGCGATGCGGGTGGAGCGGGATGCCAAACAGCGCTGTCCGGTAGATACCGGACGCCTGCGCTCCTCGATCCAGGTGGCGTCTGGCCAGGGATGGCGCACCGTATCGACCAACGTGGAGTACGGGCCGCACGTCGAGTTTGGTACCCGTCGACGCGGAGCCAAGCCGTTCCTGTTCCCCGCTGCCGAGGCTGAGCGTCCCAAATTCCAGGCCGCAGTGCAGGCCGCCCTGGCCAAGCTGGGGGGCAACGCGTGATCTGGGACTGGCAGCAAGCCCTCTACCAGCGGCTCTCGACCGATGAGGTACTGAGCCGGTTAGCTCGGGGTATCTACGACGACGTGCCCACCCCGCCCCGCTGGCCCTACGTGGCAATCGGTGAGTACACCGCAACGCCTGACGATAGCCACACCAGCACCGGCCTCGAGGCCACCCTGACCTTGCACATCTGGAGCCGCTACCGGGGAAACCGCGAGGTGCTGGCCATCCTCGAGCGGCTGCACGAACGGTTGCATAACCGGCGGTGGGAGGCGGTGGACGCCACGCAGATCGTGGGCTCGAGGGTCGAGTTCGTCGAAATCCTGAGAGACCCCGATGGGGAGACCCGGCACGGAGTAGTGAGGATACGATCATGGCTGCAAAAAGCGTAAAACCCGCCGAAAACAAGGCCGAGCCAGTAGCAGCAGTGGTTGGGACTGTCCCAACGCTGCTGCTGACCAGCTGGGCTGGACACGATAACTGGGAGTGCCCGCGCTGCGGGTACGCCTCGTTGGACTACGAGGCCGCCCTGGCCCGGCAGGCTAGCTGCGAGACCTGCAAACAATCGCAGCAACAGGAGGAGTAAATATGCCAGTCTACGGACAAGGCACCCTGCTACAGATGGGTGATGGCGCCCAAACTGAGGCGTTTACGACCATTGCCGAGGTGATGACCATCACCGGGCCCAGTTTCTCGCGCGACACCATCGACACCACCACCCACGACACCAGCAATGGTTTCCGGACGTTCATGGGTGGGTTGGTCGATGCAGGCGAGGTATCGTTTGACATCCAGTTCGACGCAGCCGCCACCACCCACATCGATACCTCGGGGCTGCTCTCCAAACTGGTCGGCTCGAGCCTGCCAACCTCAACCACCAATTTCCGGATCGTCTACCCCAATGCGAAACGGTGGAATTTTGCCGGGATCGTCAGCGGGTTTGAGGTCACTGCCGATATGGGCGATAAGTTGCAGGCGTCGGTGACGATCAAAATCAGTGGTAAGCCCACCCTGACCGCGACCACTTAGGAGTGAAATGGCAGTCCTGACTGTACAGTCCGTCAGTCGCTCGGGCCTCAAAGCCACCTACGCCAGCTGCGCAGTTGGCGGGGATACCTTTGTCAACTCGGGCTACGAGATAATCCACATCAAAAACGGTCACAGCGGGGCGCAGACCGTGACAATCGCCACTCCCGCCACTACCTACGACCTGGCGATCGCTGATGTAGCAGTAGCGGTCACAGCAGGCGAGGAGCGGTTTATCGGGCCGTTCCCCCCTGCGGTGTTCAACGGGGCTAGCGATGTGGTGAGTCTCACCTACTCGGGAGTCACCTCCCTGACCATCGCCGTCCTCAAAGTCATCCCCAACCAGTAGCCCAACCAGCAGTACTCGGGCCACCGATCTGGTGGCCCTCTTTTCGGAGTGAATATGCGCATACTCAGCAAGTCCAACATCCTCGAGGCGCAGGATCTACCTCGAGTTCTGGTCGATGTCCCCGAGTGGGGTGGCCACGTCTGGATGCGGGGCCTGACCGGCACCGAGCGCGACGCCTGGGAGGCCAGCATCATTGGAGACGGGAAAAAGCAGAACCTGGTCAACATCCGCGCCAACCTGGTGGGCAAATGCCTGGTAGACGAGAACGGCGAACGGCTGTTTACCGATGCCGAGTTGGCTGGGCTGGGCCGTAAGGGTGCTGCTGCCCTCGACCGGCTGTTTGCCAAAGCTCAGGAGCTCTCTGGCCTACGCCAGGCCGATGTCGAAAAGATCGAGGCGGCCCTCGAGGCAAACCCTACCGACGCGCCCAGTTCCGTTTAGCCCTGGCGCTGGGTGCGCCCCATCCCCGGTACCTGAGTCTCTACCTCAGCAGTTACGAGATCACCGAATGGCTGGGCTACATGGCCGTTGAGCCGTTCGGCCAGCCCCACCAGGACGTTATGCTCGCTAACATCCCCGCAACGATCGCCAATGTCAACCGAGACCCCAAACGGAGAAACAAGCCGTTTGAGGTGGAGGAGTTCCTGCCCCGCCGTCGGCCTGGGCAGACTGTTGCCGTTGCTGATCCCGACCTCGAGGCCAAGATAGACCGAGCGTTTGCGCTCCTGGGAGGTGCGTGATGGCAACTGTTGGAGAGCTGCTGGTCAAGATCGGAGTGGATATCGAGCAGCTGGGCGCGGGTCTGGCCGACGCTGCCGAGGCCGTCAAAAAGGGTAGTGACAACATCGCCGAGATGGCAAGTGGCGCAGCGGCCAAGGTCAAGAACGCCATGGCCGACGCTGCCGACGTGGCCAAGAAACACGGCACGACCATCTCCCAATCCCTCAAAGACGTTGGCGGCGCGCTGAGCATGGGGGTCACTGCGCCGATGGTCGCCATAGGCGGAGCAGCGATCAAAGCCTCAACCGACATGAACCAGGCAATGGCAATGATTGCCACGCTGATCCCGGGCAACACCAAGCGCATCGAGGAGCTCAAAAACGCCGCCCAGTCGATGGCCACGAGTGTGGGCAAATCCGCCCAGGACGTGGCCGATGGTATTTACCAGGCCATCTCAGCGTTTGGGGATAGCGCCGATACTGTCAAGATCGTCGAGATCAACGCCAAGGCCGCAGCTGCTGGTATGGCCACCACCACCGACGCCATCAACCTTACCTCTGCAGTTACCAAGGCGTATGGGGACGCCTCCGCCGGCGCAGTGCAAAAAGTGGCTGACCTGGCGTTTCAGACCGTTAACCTCGGCCAGACGACGTTTCCAGAGCTGGCTGCCTCAATGGGTAAGGTGGTACCGCTGGCGGCCACGCTCAAGATCCCGCTAGACCAACTATTTGGGCAATTCTCGGCGCTGACTGGCGTAACTGGTAACACTGCTGAGGTCTCCACCCAGCTACGCGCCGCAATGCAGGCGATTCTCAAGCCGACTACCGAGATGTCCAATGCGTTTGTGCAGGTACTCTACACAATGCGCCAAAATAACCAGATAACCGGCGATACTGCCGCAACGTATGACCGATATTTCAATCGCGTCCGGGAGTTGTCCGACGCGCTGATGACGGTTATGGCGCCTGGCTCAAAAGCGACCGCAGCCGAAATCAGTAAAGCAAAAAAGGCTGTTGAGGACGCTAATAAAGCGTTTTACAATTGGGCGGCAGGGATGGGCACGACCATCACCGAGACGCTAGGATTCAACGAAACGCTCAAAATGCTGGCCGATCGAGCGGGGACAAACACCAAAAAGCTGGGTGACATGTTCGGATCCGTGGAGGCCCTCACCGCCGTCATGGCAATTCAAGGGAACCTCTCGGACGATCTGGCCGACAAGACCCAGGCGATGGCTGAGGCCAACGGAGCTACCGATACCGCATTTGGTGAGATGACTGAGGGGGTCAATAAGGCCGGATTCACCATGCAGCAGATGCAGGCGCAGATGTCGGTATTAGCTCAGAAACTGGGCGATACCCTGGTGCCCGCTCTGTCGTCTGTGCTGGGTGCTATCACCCCGCTCCTCGACGGCCTGGTCAAGGCAGTGGAGTTTTTCAGTAACCTCCCTGCCCCTGTACAGCAGGTGGTGATTGGCCTGGCTGGCCTGCTGGCAGCAGTGGGGCCAGTAACTGGAGCCATTGGCGGAGCAATCGAGGTGGTAGGCAAACTGGGCCCAGCGTTTGAGGTTGCAATGACTGCCGGCAAGGGGCTGATGAGCCTGTTGGCTGCCAACCCCACCATCGCCATCGTGGTGGTCATCGCTGCGGCAGTCACAGCTATCGTGATGAACTGGGACAAGATAGTCGCAGCGACCAAGGCAGCACTCAACTGGATTGGTGACCAGCTGGAGAAAGTCCCCGGCTTTGGCCTGGTCAAAGCGATCGCCGATTGGGTAAAGCAGATCGACTGGTCAAAACTCCTCGAGGCTGTAGAGGACGGTACCAAGAAAATACTGGGGTTTTTCTCCGCCCTGCCTAACCTGATCGTCACCTCAGTGACCACCTGGGGCAAAACCGTCCTGCCAAAGTTCAAAGAGTTTGTGGACGATGTGATCGATGGGTTCTTTTCGTTCTTTGGCATGAAAGATGCCAACTCGGGGGCCACCACCTTTATCACCATCGGCAAACAGCTGCTCAACGGTTTGCAAGCTGGGATCATTAACGGCATCAAGGGCGTCCTCGAATCCATCAAAAACGTGGGCACCAAGGTCATCGAGTCGATCAAGGACGTATTTGGGATCAAATCTCCCTCCAAGGTCATGATGGACGTAGGCGAGGACGTGGTCGCCGGTCTGGAGTTGGGTATCCAGCTGGCCGCCATCGATGCGGTCAATGCGGCCAAAGATGTGGCCGATGCGGTCGGGGCCGAGTTCGGACGGCTCAGGGGCGTCCTCGAGGACGCTGTGGATATCCTCGACGAGTTCAACAGCCTGGACATCGCGGGCCTCGACGGGGTGCGCAGCCTGGCCGAGGGTGTAGCCAAACTGATCGGCGGAGACATCGTGGGTGGCCTGGCCGCCATCCTGCGCCCGTTCAAAGACCTCCTCGAGCCCATCCTGGCTCCGTTGGGATCGGCCCTCGAGGAACTCCTCAAAGCGGTCGAGCCCCTGGTCAAACCGCTGGCTGAGCTGCTGGTGGTGGCGGTGCTGCCGCTGGTGCGGCTGCTGACTACCGTGCTCACCCCAGTGTTCAAGGTGCTGGGGGACATTATTGGGTCGGTAGTCAAGTTTGCCACCGACGTGATCAACGCGTTTATCCGCATCTACAACGCCACCCTGGGCCAGCTGTTTGGAAAGATCCCCGAGCTGGGGCAGTCCTCACCGCCTGCGCAGTCCTCGAGGGAGTTTGGTACGGTTACGACAGATCCGCCCAAAGGTCTGGCCCCAATCAGGGGTGAGGAGTTTGCAGCCTCGGTCAACCGGTTTGTGGGGGCTGTCGACCGGCTGGTAGACGACGGTGTACGGGTGGCTGTATCTCAGCCAGGTGGACGCAGCCTGGCCTACGACCTGAGGGGGCTCTGATGGTCTATCTACTCAACTCTCTGGGGGATGTGATCTACATTCTGACCAAAGTGACTCGGCAGTCTACCGACGTCTCGTATAACCTGAACGCCCTGGCCTCCCCATACTCGAGTATCCGCGTCGGGGTGGGTGACCGTCTGCCGGTAGCTGCACCGTTGACGTTTGAGGCGCTGGTCGTGGCCGATACCCCAGCTACCCGGGCTCACAACCTGTCGGTGCTCCTCGAGGCCGCAAACACCGCCTCCAAGTTGCAGTATCTGGGCTACCAGCGGGAACTGCTGGGCCTGCAACAGGTAACGCAGTCCCCAGTCGGCACCCACTCGATGAGCGTGTCGCTGACCTGGGAACCCGCAACGGCCTACTGGACTAAAGATGGCTCCTACTACGCGGTGTTGCCATGAGCATCTCCAACCCAACCGAAATTAGCAACTGCCTGGTCTGGCTGTCGGCGGACTACGGCACTGGGGCCAACCAGGTGGGCGACGGGGTGAGTACCTGGACAGATCGGAGCGGCAACAGCAACCACGCCACCCAGGCCACCTCTGGCTACCGCCCAACCCTACAGGCCGCGGTGTTTGGCGATCTGCCTGCCCTGCGGTTTGACGGGGTTGATGATTTTCTGGCCACCCCCAGCCTGACGCTCTCGGGTGGGGACGAGCTGACAGTCGCCCTGGTGTTCAAGCCCCGAACGAGCCCTGCAAGCAGGCAGATTATCGCCCAGGTGACTACCGATACCACAGCCAACAACGCCTGGAGGCTGTTCCGAGGGGCTGGGGGATCGTATGTCTCCCGGGTGCTCTGGTACGAGGGCAGCCAATCCACCAATGAGATTCACGGCTACTACGGGATTGCTGCCCCATACCAGCCCACTACCGTCCTGGTCAGGGTAGACCGCAGTAACTCGCTCGCCACAGAGATTGAGCTGTACATCAACGGTGTGCTGTCTGCCGACACCTACCCGGCGACCCCTGCCAATCTGTCGGGCAACTGGGCAAACGGAGCGTTGTACCTGGGCGGCCTTCCCCCGGCAAGCATGACGAGTAAATATGCCGGGATGGATCTGGCCGAGGTGATTTACTACTCCCGCAGGGTGACCAACACAGAGCGGGATGACCTCCTCGAGTACCTCCAGCGCTGGGATCCAACAACAGCCACCACAGGCACTGCTGCCAGCTGGGCGGTGGTCTTGCGGGGCCTCGAGCGCGACTGGAGGCGGGTCTACAACCCAGCCAGCCCGGGGGGCATCAACGATATTGAGGCGATTGTAGACCGCAACGGTGGCTGCGTCAGGGCATCGTTTACAGCAGCCTATGGCCTGGCCCCCGATTATCCCTGCGTCGGAGAGATCTGGCTCAACGGTCAGCGGGTGTTTATGGGCGTGGTGGTGCGCACTCCCGCGAGGTATCCAGGCTCAGGCACCTACGAACTCGAGGGCCTCCGTTGGCTGTACGACAAATCCATTGTGCGGCAAACCTGGAGCGCATCGGCTGACCCTGGGCCAGAGGTCTGGGTCTGGGGCAACAGGTATGGCAGCGGGGTGATCTCACAGCCCAGCGCCCTGTATACCGGCAACAATCTGCCTGCCCCAGCCAGCGGCTCATACGGCGACCAGCTGGGAGCGGTAATCGATCAGGTAGCGGCAGAATCGGGCAACGTCTGGGGGATCGATGCAGATGGGATGCTGTTTTTCCGGGCTCCCACGGCTACCTCACAGTCGATCTCCTGCCCGCCTGGGGTACGGGAGTGGGTGGATGGAGACTACGCAGGTACGGTTACCGAGGCTATCGTCCTGACAGAGATCGGTGGCACCACCTACGAGATCGATACCGTTACCGCCACTGACTCCTATAGCGGGTTACAAGTGGCGATCAACCTGGGGGAGCCGTCGGTCAGCCGTACGCTGACCACCGCTACCGGGCCCACTACGCTACCGCTGGGAACTGGCGGCTCCAGCCCCTCGACAGAAGTGGTGACCCTCAACAGCGGCAATCTCACAGACGTGGTCTCGGCCAGTCTAGTACTGACTCCAGGTGGCCCTGGGTCTATAGGGACGCCGCCAACGTACAACGTGGACTATCTGGCTACTATTGGCTCGACGGTTATGGGGAACGGCACGTTCACCTTGAGCTCAGATCCCCTAACTATAAATCTAGTTAGCACGCTGGAATCCGGCCTCGCCACGATCACGCTAACGTATCAAGGGCCCGGGCCGGGTGGTAGCCGCACACCGGGGAAAGCCACGATCACCTGGTCGCGGATCAACCCGGCCTTTACCGCCCTGGCTACTACTACCGGCGAGGCTGCCCTATCTCTGCCTGTGCGCGACGTATCGCTGGTAACGGTAGACGGCGTAGGAGCACTCTCCGACCAGGTGACCGTATTGGCAGATGTACACCCCCTCTCAACCACAGCAGAGGTCACCGAGGTGGTCTACCGCTGCTCAACCACCCTGGGGATCCGCACCACCTACAGCCTGGGGGCACCGCTGCGCCCCATCGCGGCTCGTCAGATTGTCCGGCTCACCGAGTCGATCATCAATAACCCGTACAGGAGGAGATAATGGCACTACTGGAGGTCACCGGCTCAATTACTGTGCCTGCGGGCAAAACCCTCTCGAGCGCCTCACTGCGGGTGGTCTACCTCGAGGAGTATTCCGACGGCACAGCCCGTTATGCCAGGATTTACGATCTGGCCTACGACACGGTCAACGGTGCGTGGAAACCTGCCGGTACCGCCAACGGCACCACAGCCTATATCCCCGGGGCCGACCTGGGTGACCCTGGCCCGGTGGCCACGTTTAGTGAGACGCAGAATTACACTGATAACAGCAGCCAGTCCAGGCAGTGGACGCAAAACGTGCTGGCAACGGCTGCGGACGAGTGGGACTATACCGCCCTGATGCCGGACTACTGGCAACTGGGGCTCACTGCGACCGCCACCCTCTACCCGGCTGCAACGGGTCGGCTGCTGCGATATGGTGCGGGGGCCCCTGGCTCGACTCTGGGCGTCATCGGCGATTTCTACATCGACACCACCAACTCGCGGCTCTATGGCCCAAAGTTACTTGCTGGCTGGGGCGGGTACATTTCGATCATCGGGCCCACTGGGCCCACGGGTGCAACCGGAGCGACCGGCCCTACCGGCCCAGCTGGAGCCAACGGGGTGTTTAGCGGTTCCGAAACCATCGAGACCGTGATTGAGACGGGCGACTACCTCTATTTCACCGATGTATCAGCCAGCAACGCTCCAAAGCGCATCACGGCGGCCAACGCTATGGCTGAGATTGTGGACGACCGGGTGGCCAACCTGATTGTCGCTGGCAACAACATCACCAAGACCTATGACGACACCGCCAATACCCTAACCATCGCGGCGGTCGGCTCAGTAGCAGCCACAATCGACGTGATCACCGCCACGCAAACAGGTGGCTCAGGCTGGTTGCTGCCAACAGGCGCCAAATCGGTACACGTGATTTGCATCGGCGGTGGAGGCGGTGGGGGTGGAGGCTGGCGGAGTGGGTTTAGCTACGTAAGTGGGCAGCACGGCGGTGGGGGTGGAGGCGGAAATCGCACAGAGCGGCTGATTCCCGCATCGGTTATCGGTACACCGGGTACCACCAGGGTGGACGTGACTATTGGCGCAGGAGGTGCTGCGGGCACTGCCGCATCGGACCCTACAACTCGCGGTGGCAACGGCGGTAGCGGCGGGACAAGTAGTTTTGGATCGTTTGTAATCGCTGCCGGGGGTGGAGGAGGTGGAGGCGGCGACAGTGTCATACCCGACACTGGCTACGGGGGTTCAGCAACATTCAACGGGGGTGCTGGTGGCGGTCGTGGCTCAGTCACCGCTATTGGCACATTAGGTGGGGGTGGTGGGGGCAGCGGTGCGAATAGTGGGGCCAGCGGCTCAGCTCACATCATCAACGGCTCGACTGGGGTAAGCGCTGCCGGATCCAGCACAACCACTGCCAACGCAGCTGCCGGGGCTGGGACTGCTGGGACTGCACGTGGCGGTACTGGTCTAGCTGGCAATGGGGCAGGTGGTGGCGGTGCACAAGACGCCACCACAGGTACGACCGGCGTTGGTGGCGCAGGTGGTGCAGGAGGTCTGCCGGGCGGAGGTGGGGGCGGAGGTGGGTCTGCTCGTAGCACGTCTACCGCAGCTGGAGCTGGTGGGGCAGGCGGGCGTGGTGAGGTCGTTATCACGGTCTATTACTAGGAGCGATATGGAGCGAGTACTGGTACTGGTCGAGGTTGCAACAGACATCGTACGCAACGTGATTGTGGTCGGCGACGCGGAGTATACGCCGCCTGCCGAACTACGTGCCATCGAGGCACCAGGCGCACAGATCGGCTGGCTGTGGAACGATGGGGCACAGATACCGCCTGAGGAGGCCCTCGAGTGAGGATTGCCATTGATGCAGGCCACGGCCTGTCCAACCGAGCCCCCGGAGTCTACGACCCGGGGGTTGTTGCTAACGGGTTGGCGGAGGCTGATGTAGCTCTACTGTGGGCTCTAGCAGGCAGGTATCTGCTGCGGCGGAGTGGCCTCGAGGTCTGGCTCACCCGGGACGACGACGACGACGCAGCACCTCTAGCCGACCGGGTGCACCAGGCCCGGCAGGCAGGCTGCACCCACCTGATCAGCCTGCACTGCAACGCGTCAGTAGATCCAGGAGCGACAGGCACCGAGACCTACTACCGCGACCAGGCTGACCAAGAGCTGGCAGCAGTTGTCCAGGGAGCTGCCCTCGAGGCACTGGGACTGCGAGATAGGAGGCTGCGCCGCGAGGCTCAGTCCCAGCACTCGAGGCTAGCCGTCCTCGATTTTGATGGCCCGGCCTGCCTGGTAGAGCTGGGGTTCCTGACTAACCCAGAGGATACACAACGGCTCCTCGAGCG